GAATCGGAGATTATCGAAGTTGTCAAGCTTAAGCAGAAACCAACAACAAGAGGTAGAGTCGCATTTACGTCTCCTGGGGTTGAAGAAATAGGTCTTGAGGTCGGCGATGTAGTTGGGTTCAAAAAGAACATGGACTATCGCATCAAGATAGACGGCAAGGAGTACTACCGCACTCGTGTCGAAGACTTAATGTACAAAGAGCTTTGATATGTGGAGTAAAGAAGAAACCTGGGAGCTCCTGGAGGAAGAGGAGTGTTTGATCGCTGATGGGTTCAACGAAGCCGTTATAGGAATCGTTTATGGGGTTCAGCCCAGAGCCGTTTATAGCGTAAAGAAAATTGTTGACATCCTTATGGAGGATATGAGCTACGAAGACGCTGTTGAGCATTTTGAATATAACATAGCTGGCTCATACGTAGGAGAGAAAACACCCGTGTACGTTTACGATATCCAAGAAGATGTCTAAGTTCACTACGATAAACGCATCTAAGAGGTTGATGGCAAGCATGGAGGTTGCTATCAATAATATGATTGAAGAAGTGAAGAAACCTGTGGACCCAGAGGCTGGCGGGTCTGCAAGAAAAGCAGAATTACAATCCATTAAACAAACAGCTATTGACTGTAAAGAGTTGCTGATAGAGCGTCAGCGTTTAGAACAAATGGTTAAAGAGCTACAAGACAATGGATCAATCGAAAAAGAAAAAGACTACTCAGGTGGATTCGCAGAAAAATTCTCAAAATAGTCCTAGCGGTTTGATATACTGGGAGGACTATGACTTTGATAATCAAGACAATACGGCTGGTTACTTAAAGATAAATATATGCACCCGTAGCTCAGCTGGATAGAGCATCTGCCTTCTAAGCAGACGGTCACAGGTTCGAGTCCTGTCGGGTGTACGAATTAAATTAAATGTCTGTACTTATAGATATAGAGGGATATGAGACTAAAGGGATTAAGATCGACCCTAACGGTACAGAGGGAGCTCACGTCGAATCGAGTGGGTTACTTATTGTCCTTCCAAAAAAACCGAAGCGATCTGAGATACTCTTCCATGACCAACCAAAGGAGTTGCAGCTGTGGGAGCGCCTACCTATGCCCGAAGAGTTGCAGAGGATTCGAAGTATGGATGAGTGGTTCGAGAAACCTGCCGAGTTTCGATCAAGGTTTCGTGTATACATCGAGAAAGAGTTTCAACGCAGGAGGGACGGCGTTTGGTTTTACAACAATGGGGAACCTACGTATATTACAGGGAGACACTATATGTTTCTACAGTGGTCTAAAATCGATATCGGATACCCATCATACCTTGCTTTCCAAAGAGACATCTTTCTTCACATGGCTGCTTGCGAGGTTGATCCTCGCTGTTTCGGTCAGCTTTATACTAAGTGTCGTCGCTCTGGTTACACCAATATATGCTCTTCTGTACTTGTTGATGAAGCTAGCCAAGTTAAAGAGAAGCTTTTGGGCATTCAGTCGAAGACTGGTAAAGACGCTCAGGAAAACATCTTCATGAAGAAGGTGGTTGCGATCTTTCGCGGCTACCCATTCTTCTTCAAGCCTATCCAGGACGGTACCACGAACCCGCGTATGGAGCTAGCCTTCCGTGAGCCTTCGAAGCGAATCACGAAAAACAATAAGACATCTTACAGAGGCGACGCACTCAACACTGTAATCAACTGGAAGAATACCACGAACAACGCATACGACGGAGAGAAGCTACACATGCTGTATCTAGATGAGGCAGGCAAGTGGGAGAAGCCTACAGACATACGTGAGGCGTGGAGGATTGAGCGAACCTGCTTGATCGTTGGTAAGCGCATAGTCGGCAAGGCTCTCGTGGGCAGCACTGTAAACCCCATGAACAAAGGAGGGGAGGAATACAGGGGGCTGTGGCAAGATTCAGATCCCAACGAAAGAAATAATAACGGTCGAACAAGATCTGGACTGTACAGAATCTTCATCCCCGCATACGAAGCGCTAGAAGGTTTTTTTGATAAGTATGGCAATGCAGTCATAGACAACCCTCCAAATCACATACCTGGGACCACTAGGCGTATAAGGTTTCGAGGGGATATCATAGGTATAGACGGGGAGGTTATAGATCAGGGTAGTAAGTCCTATTTAAAAAACGAGCGAGAGTCCTTTAAGGATGACCCATCTGAGCTCAATGAAATTATTAGGCAGTTCCCATTTACCGAAGACGAAGCGTTTAGGGACAGCATAGAAGGCAGCCTGTTTAATATTGGTAAGATCTACCAGCAGATAGAGCACAACGACTCCTTGTACCCTAACCCAATAGTTAAAGGGAACTTCGTGTGGAGGACAAAAGACGAGGAGGTAGTTTTCTCACCAGACCCGAACGGTAGGTTTCATGTAGCTTGGCTGCCACCTGACCACCTCAGAAACAACAAGGCTGACGAACGAGGGAAACGGGTTCCGCCGAACGGTCACATAGGTGTAGGCGGAGTTGACTCTTACGATCTCGATGCTACTGTAGACGGTAGAGGATCGAAGGGTGCGCTGCACATGTACAATAAATTCAACATGGATGTTCCGCCAAACATGTTTGTTGTAGAGTACGCTTCTCGTCCAGATCTGGCTAGCATCTTCTACGAAGACGTATTAATGTGCGCGTTCTTTTACGGGTATCCTCTACTTATAGAAAACAACAAGTACGGGATTGCAAGATACTTTGAATCAAGAGGTTACGACGGCTACTTAATGGATAGGCCAAACCATTTAAAGAACCCAAATGCTTCTTCTAATGTCAGAACAAAAGGTATACCTTCTAACTCACAAGATGTCATTCAGTCTCATGCTCAGGCTATCGAAGCTTACATCCACGATCATGTCGGGATAAGAGCAGAAAGTGGAGAGATGGGCAATATGATTTTTAACAGGACGCTAGAAGACTGGATAAGCTATAAGATAGAAAAGAGAACTAAGTTTGACTTGACGATTAGTTCTGGTTTGGCACTGCTTGCCGCTCAAAAGCAAAAGAAGAAAAAACCAAAAGCAAGCTTTCAGGATAAGAAATTCTTTAGGACTTACAAGCCAAAAGCTTGGCACTCTTAGTTTTACTATATTTGCAAGGAGTTAAAATAACTCCACACATTGCAGATGTATAGTAATAATAAAAATTCTTCTAACTTCCCAGACCCGTTAGCTCCTGTAGAAGAAAAGCAGGGTATAGGATATGGCCTAAAATACGCTAAGGCTATATACCAGCAGTGGGGGAAGATAGATTATCAGAACTCTATTTACGGCACGAGAAAGAAGACCTTCGAGAAAAACAGAAGGTATGCAAACGGGACACAAGACACGACGATTTACAGGTCGCTTCTTACTTCTCTCGACCCGAATAATGGAGACGGCAGTATGCTCAACTTGGATTTTACTCCAGTCCCCATCCTGCCCAAGTTTGTTAGGATAGTAGTAAACAAGATTCTTTCTCTCAGCCCATACCCAAACCTTGAGGCTGTTGATCCTATTTCTTCTTCTGAGAAAGATAAGGACCAGAGAAAAGTAGAGATGCTCATCTCTGCGAAGAATCAAATTAAGAAGATCGAGGAAAAGACTGGGGTAATTATTGGTATGGACTCCAATGCTATCCCAGATACCCTTGAAGAAGCTGAGATATTTATTGGGAACAACATCAAGTCGTCTTCTGAGATTGCAGCTCAGATAGCTACCAACTTGACTTTGACCTGGAATGAGTTCAATGAAAACATTCTAAGGCGCTGCGTTAATGATCTCGCGGTGTTGGGCATGGCGGTAGTCAAGAGAGACAACGACCCCCAACAGGGACTGAAGACGAGCTATGTTGATCCCACCAGCTTCGTCCACAGCTTTACAGAAGATCCAAACTTTAGCGATCTCGTCTATGCTGGACACGTAAGACAGATACCAATACAGGAACTCAAGAGGGTTGCAGGTGATCAGTTTACGGAAGAGCAATACAAAGAGATTGCTCAGAAAGCACAAAAGAAAAGTGGATACGATGTAGGTAAGCTTTACGAGTCTTCTTACGACAGAGTGAACAAGAGCTCCAAGTTTGGATATGATGAGTATATGGTTGAGGTATTGGACTTTGAGTTTATCTCTGTTGACTGTGAGTTCTTCGAGTCAAAAGAAAGCAAGTACGGAAATGTAGGCTTCTACTCTAAAGGTCAAACATATAAAGCGCCTCAGAACTCTGTGTTTAACAGAGAGGTGATGAAGCTTGAGAATGCTTCTGTATATGGTGGGTGCTACATCCTTGGGACTGACTTCGTGTTTGACTACGGGAAGAAAACAAATATTCCGAAGAATATCCACGATATCTCTCGCACCAACCTTTCGTATTCTGTTTGTGCTACGAATATCTTGGACATGATGCCTAAGTCTATGGTGGATAGCTGCATCGGTTTTGCTGATCAGCTTCAGCTTACCCACCTTAAGATCCAGCAGGCAGTAGCGAAGGCAAAGCCAGACGGAATCATCATCGACATTGAGGGTTTAGAAAACGTACAGCTTGGAAAAGGAGGAGAGCTCCAGCCGTTAGATCTTCACGATATCTACGAGCAGACGGGTGTCTTTTATTACAGAAGTAAAAACCCAGAAGGCGGCTTCCAGAATCCTCCGATTAGAGAGATTGGTAATAGCATCAGAAACATCAACGAGCTGATTGGTCTTTACAACCACTACTTGCGTATGATCAGGGATGCTACAGGAATTAACGAGGTGATGGATGCATCTACTCCGAAGTCTGATTCTTTGGTGGGTGTGAGACAGCAAGCTTTGGCTGCCGCCAACAACGCTATTTACGATATCACAAACTCTTCTATGATTTTGTATAAGAAGGTTTGCAACGACATCATTAAGTGCGTACAGGTGATTCACCCCGATTCTGTTTTGTACCGCATGTACGAGAATGCTATCGGTAAAGAAAACATGAGCGTCCTTACTTCGTTCAGGAACCTTGCCATGTATAACTTCGGTGTTACCGTAGTGAAAGAGATGGAAGAGGCCGAGCGTCAGTACCTGGAGCAAAACATCCAGATTGCTTTAGGTCAGAAAGAAATCGACTTAGAGGATGCTATTGCTATCCGTCAGTTGAAAGACATCAACCAAGCGGAAAGGCTGCTCGTTGTTCGTCGTAAAAAGCGAATGGCTCAACAGCAGCAGACCGCTATGCAAAACTCTCAGCAGCAAGCTCAAATCCAGCAGCAGTCAGCTCAAGCTTCCTCTGAGGCTAGGCAGCAAGAGATGCAGATGGAGGCTCAGTTGAAATCACAGGAGCTGCAACTCAAGGCTCAGCTCGAAGCTCAGCTCGAAGAAGTAAAGCACGGCTTTAGAAAAGAGATCGAAATGATCAAGGCTGAAGCTTACTCGAACAGAACTCAATCCGAAACTCAGAATCGCGTTCAGATAGAAACGATGAAGGACGACAGGAAGGACGAGAGGGTAAAGAAGCAGGCGGTAGAGCAAAGCAAACTTATCTCTCAAAGACAGGGAGAGAGAGGAGAACTTGAGGGTGAAGAGCAAATGGGTGACATAACATCAGAAATATTAGGATAAGATGGCTACGGTAAATTTAGATACAGCTGCGAGACTTGACATTATTTGTAGAAAGGGTGATTCATTTCAGTTAGTCCTTGACTTTGGCTCCGCCGTTCCAACTACGGGGTGGAAGTTAGACGTAGACACTGCTGACGATGGTGGCACTTCTGTGCTTCCTGACAGCGTATTTACTTACACGGTTAGTAACGGAGACGCTACGAACTCTAAGCTAACCATCGAGGCTTCGTCTACTGATATGAATGTTACCTCTGGTCTGTATGTGTACGACATTCAAAATACGGACTCTGGTGTTTCTATTGACAGTGCAAACAAGGTTAAAACCTACGTTTTTGGAACTTTTAAAATCAATGAAGACGTCTCTGCATAATGTCTACAATAAGAGTTGTAAATAGTGGGCCAGACACCATAAAGGTAACTGTCAACGAAACACCTAAAGTAAATGTTTCGTCTCCAGCCAACTCTGTGGTCAAGGTTAGCTTAGGCGCAAGTGGATCACCTGGCTCCTCTACGTTTTTAGGACTTTCTGATACTCCTGCTAGCTTTACGGCTAGCAAGTTTTTAAAGGTAAACTCAGATGGCAATGCCGTTGAGCTTGTTGATACGCCTAGTGGGTCCTCTACATTTTTAGAGCTTACCGATACCCCACCATCCTTTACGGCTAGTAAGTTCTTGAAGGTGAACTCAGATGGTAACGCCGTTGAGTTTGTTGATACGCCTGGTGGGGTTTCTACAATCCTAGGTCTCAGCGACACCCCGTCTTCTTTTACGGGAAAGGCTGGTAAGTTTGTAAAGGTAAATTCATCTGCTAATGCTGTTGAGTTTGTTAGTGACTCAAACTTGGATACAGTAGTAGGGCTGTTGAAGAGTAATACAGGCTCAACAACCTTGACGGGTGATGGCTCAGGCAGCAGCACTGACGACGGTCGATTAGAACTAACCCCCACTGCAGGAAAGGTAAAGTTTGCAACTAACTCCGAAATGGAGTTGACTGCAACCACGGCAAAGCTCAAGACTGGGGTAACGGAGTTGAAACTCACAGAAACCTCACCTGGCGATATCGAGTTTATCGTAGCCACAGATGCTTCGGGATCTACAGCGTTTACGGCAGTTCATATTGACGGCGGCGCAAATGCGAATGAGGCTGACTTAAATATAAACAACGGTACAACTTTAAAGATACACGGGGCTAGTGGTAGCGCATCTTTAGGTTATGCTGGATCGGGCGCTCAGGTTGCTTTACCATCAGCTGGTGGAACGCTTTTAGCAAATGTAAGAGAGGACGGATCCCCTCAACTCGGTGGTGACCTGGATCTAAACGGCAATAAGATTACGAGCGCTTCAAACGCAGACATCCTTATTGAGCCAAACGGAACTGGTGACATCAATCTGTCTGCCGATACTATTAATCTGTCCGATAATGCGAATACGGGTAGGATTGAGATTGCCACAAACGAAATAATTTTAAAAAGCTCAACTGTTGGCACGATTTGGAAGGCAGCCACCAACGCCAACAGATTTACAATAGAACAACCGTTAGCTTTAGGTTCTTCGGCATCGCCAAGTTCCACTACAATCCTAAATAGTAGAAACGACAACAAAACTCATATACTTTGCGAAAACGCTGCTGGCGATGACAAGTTTACTGTAGCTATTAATTCAGACGGAAATGCAACAACCACTGTTGCGGATACGTTTATTGCAAGCGGACTTACATATCCTAGCTCTGATGGAAGCGCTAATCAGGTTTTAAAAACCGACGGTAGCGGTAACCTGTCGTTTGTCAATCAGACCGCCGACACCAACACACAGAACTCTTATGCTATATCATGCGTAGACGGAGACAACTCTGATGAAGAAAAAATCAGACTGACTCAGAGCGGTGCAGATGGAGCGGATACTGATGACATAGTTTTAGAGGCGGGGACAGGTTTAAGTATCGCAAGGGATGGCGACAAGATTACTTTCACCAATACTGTTAGCGACACCCAGCTTAGCACAGAGCAAGTTCAAGATATAGCTGGTCCTTTGGTGGCTACTGGCGGGACAAAAACAGGCATTACCGTCACTTATGATGATGCTAGTAACAACATGGACTTTGTTGTTGATTCTGACTTGTCTACGACGGGGAACGCTGGTACAGCCACAGCCTTGGCTACTGCTAGAAACATCGCTGGTGTTTCATTTGACGGAACAGCAGATATCTCGCTAAACAATAACGCAATAACCAACGGTGCTGGATACACAACAAATACTGGTACGGTAGACACTACTGGAACCCCAGTTGACAATGACTTTGCTAAGTTTACAGACGCAAATACAATAGAGGGTAGAAGCATCGCTGAGGTTAAATCAGACCTCTCTCTCGATAACGTAGAGAACACAGCTATATCTACGTTTGCGGGTACATCAAACATAACGACAGTTGGAACTATAGGCACTGGTACTTGGCAGGGTACCGCTATAGCTAGCACGTATCTGGATGCTGATACAGCTCATCTGTCTGGCACTCAGACGTTTACGGGAGCCAAAACATTTAGCGATAGCATTCAGGTTGATAACATCAATGTCAACGCCAATACCATAAGCTCCACCGATACTAACGGTAATGTTTTGTTGGCGGCGAATGGCACTGGCAAAATAGAGGTTAGAGGTAATACTAATTCTGGCGCTATAGTTTTAAACTGCGAAGAAAATACCCACGGTGTAACAATACAGGCTCCAGCGCATGGAGCTTCATGGAGCGGTAGTTATACGTTGACGCTTCCCGCTGACGACGGTGATGCAAATCAGGTATTGCAAACAAACGGTAGTGGCGTTCTTGACTGGGTGGATCAGACAGTTGATACAAACACTCAGAATACGACTACGCTTTCTTTTGAAGATAGCACAGACGACATCATACTTAGAAATACCACAGGAGGCGCTGGTTCTGGCACTCAGGATATCAAGTTTGTGGCTGGGTCTAACATTACCCTGAGTTACACAGATGCAAATAACATAACGATTGCTGCCACCACTGGAACGGGGTCTGCAACGTTTGTGGGTCTCAGCGACACCCCTGGCTCTTTTACTGCAAGCAAATTCTTGAAGGTAAACTCTGATGGGAATGCAATTGAGTTTGTAGACAATCCCTCTGGGGGTTTGTCAAATGTAGTTGAGGACACTACGCCACAACTTGGAGGCGACCTAGATACCAACGGGAAGAACGTGCTGTTCGCAAAGACTGGTAATACCGCTAATAGCAGCAATGGGGACATAGTAAAGATTGGAACTGGCTCAACTACTCAGGGGGAGCTTTGTTATTATACGTCGAGTGGAACCTGGGTTGCGGCAAATGCAGGCGCTACGGGTACAGCTGGTGGAGTCCTTTTGGCTATCGCTCTAGGTACCGACCCTGATGTAGATGGGATGTTGTTGCGCGGTATGTACACACTCGATCACGACC